TATGGCCCGGAAGATGGTCGACCCCTTCCACAAGCTGAACGCCGCGCTCAACACGGTGTCGGCGGCATGGTGGCAGAAGCTCCTCCCGCCCGTGAACGATGCGGTCGAGGTTTTCAACCGCTTCATGGGCAAGGTGCTGTGGTTCATCGACACCTTCCCGAACATCACGCGCCAGCTTGGGTACGCGGTGCTGGCCTTTTCCGGGCTGGCTATCGTCGGCGGGGCGTGGAATGTCGTCATGGGGCTTTCCAAGCTCGGCATCCTCGGGCTGTTCAATCCGATCAAGAAACTTGTGAACCTGTTCAAAAAGACAGGCGGCATCATCCTCAAGCTGAAAGGCCCGCTCATGGCCATTGGCGGGTGGGCGAAAGGGGGCTTGGGTACACTCCTGAACCTGTTCGGGAAGCTGTTCGGCCCCGCCGGGCGGCTTGCATTCCTGTTTGCGCAGCTCCGGCTCCGCCTTTCCCTGGTTGCCAGCCTGATCATGCAAAAAGGGGCGGTTGCCTTTACCAAGCTCGGCTCGCTGTTGCTCACGGTAGCGCGGGGCTTTTGGGCAATGTCCGCCGCTCTGCTGGCGAACCCCGTTTTCTGGATCGTCGCCGGGGTGATCGTCCTCATCGCGGCCGTGGCCGGGCTGATCATCTATTGGGATGAGCTGAAAGCGGCCTTCGGCGATACGTGGTGGGGGCAAGCGATCATCCAGATCGTACAGGACATTTGCAACTGGTGGGATCGCCTGACGAAAGCCTTTTCGAGCGGGAGCTGGTCCGGCGTCTTTATCGAACTCATCAACGCCGTGACCGCGCCGTTGCGGAAGTTCCTGGAGCTGGTCGGGTGGGCGTTGGAAAAAGTCGGGCTCATTGATTCGGATTCCAGTTTTTACGCCATGACCAAGCCGTTGGACGAGAAGACGTTCGAGACGGTGGGCAAGCTCGCCGGAGGGACGGACTACCTGTCCGGGATGCCGGGAACCTATGTCCCGGTCGGCGCGGGATACGCTGCGGCCGTACATCCGGAGGCCACGCCGCCCGGCGGCTCGTTGTTCCGGTTTCAGACACCGGATTACACGGCGGGGATGCCCGGGACATACGCTTCAACCGTGGGACAAGCCTCTCCGGAGAGGGCGGGCATCCCGGCATTGAACGCGCCGCGCACGCTGGACGTGCCGCGTGGGGGGCTCATGAGTACCGTTACCAGCGCCACGACGAACAACACGCAGAACAAGAACCGCTCCATTACCATTGGGACGGCCAACTTTACCTTAACGGACGGAAAGACCGTCGAGGACATCGCCGAAGAGTTCGGCCTTGCAATGCCATGAGCGCAAAATACATCGACCTCTTGATCAGCAATGACGACCTGACCCCGGACGCCGGGGGCATCCCCGAGAAGATAGCGGACCGGGCGTCCATCGCTCAGGACTTGGTGCATATGATCCGTGAGTCCGGGCTGTTGACGGAAATGCTGGCGAACCGCGACGCGGGAGCGCGGCGGCTCAACATGATCAAGGTCACGCTGGCCGTGGATGACGACGAGCGGATTGTCCCCGGCACGGCGGAAATCACCGAGACGAGCCTCGGGACATACCTTTTGACGGCGGAAACGGTCGACTACGGCCCGCTGTCCATGACTTTGGAGGCGTAGGCATGGCGGAGAAACCCGATCAGCTTTTCGAGACGATGCTGAAGGAAGCGGGCGTACCGACCACGGAAGCCGCCATGAAAGCGGAGTGGGACGCCATCAACGCGGCGGAAGGTTCGCAGATTACGAATAACTCGGCGTGGTCCCCTTTCTGGCGGCTCATTTCCGCCATCGTGACCGCCCCGGCCTTGTGGCTGGTCCGGCTCCTCATCCGTGACGCCCTGCCCAACGTGTTCTTGAAATTCGCGTCCGGGAGCTATCTGGACGTGTACGCCTGGGGCGTCGAGCTGGAGCGGAAGCCCGCCGCCCATGCCGAGGGCGTGGTGCTCTTCACGCGGGCGTCGGCGTCCGGGAGCCTGACCATCCCCCGGGGCACGGCCGTTGAAAGCCCGGCGATCAACGGGGTGGTGCATCGCGTGCTCACCAAGGCGGACGCCGTTATTCCGGACGGGCAGCTCGGGCTTGAAGTCCCCGTCCGGGCGGAAGAGGCCGGAACCGCCGCCAACCTCGGGCCGGGCTATTATTCCGTGCTTCCCGAACCCGTGCCGGGCATCGCCTCCGTGACCAACCGCGACGCATGGCTGACGTCGCCGGGAGCCGACGAAGAGGACGACGAGTCCCTGCGGCTGCGCGCCCGCAACCAGTTTCAGGCCGTGGGGCAGTACCACCATGACGCCGGATACCGAGCCGTGGTGACGGCGTTCGCGGGCATCCGGACGGACTACATCTTTTTCGAGAAGGACGGCCCGCGCGGGCCGGGGACGGCAAACGGCTACATCATGATCGATTCGGGCATCCCGCCGGACGATCTGATCCAAAGTATCAACGCCCATATCCGGGAGTCCGGCAACCACGGGCACGGTGACGACATCATCTTTTTCCCCATGCCCGCCGTCCCCGTGGAGCTTGAGGCAACGGTCTATCCGCTGCTTTCCTGCGGCGAGGAACGCCGGGAAGCGCTCCGGACGGCGGCGGAAGACATGATCCGGGCGGCGTTCCGGGAAAATCAGGACGTGGAGGTCACGCGCACGCTTCCACAATCGCGGTTCAGCTTTTCCCTGCTCGATCGTGAGCTGCACGACGCCTTGCCGGATCTGCGATCGGTCGAGTTCAGCTTGCCGGACATCGTGTCCGAACTGTCTTTGCCCGTGCTGCGCACGCTCACCGTGCGGCTTGGCGAGGGCGTATGAGCGATTTCCCGGAGATCAAGATCCCTTTTTGGATGAACGGCCCTCACGTCCGGACGCTGGCCGGGGCGTCCCGCGTTTGGTTCGGGCGCTTGGGGGAATGGGCGGCGTTTCCGCTCAGGCAGGCCGATCCCATGACCTGCTCGGAAAGGATGCTCGATCTGATCGCATGGCAGCGCGGCGTCACGCGGGCCGCGGGCGAGGCCGAGCGGCTGTATCGGCTGCGCGTCGCCCATGCCTACGCCAACGCCCGCGACTCTGGGCAGATCGCGGGCTGGAAGCGGATTTTCAAGCGGCTGGAACTCGGGGACATCGCCTTGGAGGAACGGAAGGCGGGGCAGGATTGGGACGTCATCGGCATCATGATGGATGACGGTTCCTTTCCGAATTACCAGAACGTGCTTGAGCTCATCGTCGCCGACTACGGGCGGACATGCCGGAGATACCATTTCATTTCCCGGATTCCGCAAAGGGTCGCGGTGCGGTTCGTCCCCTTTGATGACCATCACGCTACGATCTGCGCCAGGAGCGACGAGATTTTGAAGACGCGGGCCGGAAGCGGGATCGCCGTTTTTGACAGCACGCAAACCACACTGGAGGCTCACGCATGAGCGTCATCATGACCGCGGCCGGGGAAGCGCTCAAGGCCCGGCTGCAGGCCGAGGGCAAACCGCTGGTGATCGACACCTTTGTCTTTGCCCATATCCCCAACCTTGATCCCACGGAACAGCTTACCCCCGGGATCACGGTTCCCACGGAACAGGTGGTGTACGCCTATCCGATCCCGGATGAGTACCGGGCTTACGTGAACCCGAATCAGGTCGTGTACAGCGCCCTTTTGGGTTCGGACGTGGGCGACTGGTCCTTCAACTGGCAGGGGCTGGTCTGTTCCGAGTACGACACCCTGATCGCCGCGGCCACCTTCCCGACGCTGGAGAAGCGGAAATACTCGGGGGCGACGGGCGCGGCCGGCAACAACCTGACCCGCAATTTCCTGTTGGAGTTCTCCGGAGCAAAGGAGCTCACGGGGATCACGATCAGCGCCGACGTGTGGCAGCTCGACTTTACGATCCGGCTGCTCGGCATGGATGAGCGGGAACGCCTCTCGAACTTCGACCTGTACGGCGCGGGGTGGTTTTCCGGGGACGGCTGGAAGCTGGCGAGGCAGGGCGGGCAGTACGTCTGCGCGCCGGGGTTCGGCTATGTCGGCGGCATACGCGCCGGGCTTGCGGAACCCATGCCCGTGGTGGCCACGTTTACGCCCGCGGACGTCTGGCTTGACGTCTGCCTGAAGCCGCAAGGCTCGGATCGCGTGGCCACGGCCGCGCCGATGGTGGTTGAGCCGGATACGGAAGTCCCGTTTTCCGCCGCCGACGAAACGGGGCTCATGCACTACCGGGCGCGGATTGCCTCAATCAACGCGCAGGGCGAAGTGATCGACCTCCGCC